TTTTTATTTTATATTTTCTTTACAATCATTCCTGAAGGCTCAAATGATATGTTAGATTATTTCAAAGGTTATTCAAAAGAAGTAGGTGCAAGTGCTTTATTAGGAGATAGTTTTCTAGTAATAATGGCTGTTATAATAAGTGCTTTATTGAACCAAACAAGTTATGATACTAATATAATATTTTTAATTATAAGTATTTACTTAGCACCTTATTTATTTATATGAAAGATTAAAAATTCAGATTTTATTTTGTAAATAATATGTGTTTCAAATGTTGAAAGAGATAAAATAAATTATCTTGTTTTATTTACAAACCTCCGAAATTTTATATTATTTTCACAAATATCATTGCCAAATCTTAGCATATGAAAACATCTAGCACATATCATAACATCAACAAATGCATTATGTAGGTCCTTTGGTTTATAACCAAAATAATATTCATATAATTCAGCTAGTGTAGGAAATTTCACATATTCTCTTCCTGTTCTAAGAGAGATTGCTTTGATATTACACATATCAATCGTCTCTTGCATTGTACAAAATAATTTATTAGAATTGGCAAAAGTTTGCCATAAAATTAATTTGCGTTCCCAATCTCCCTTATTTATTTCTGGATTCATAACAGACCTTAACATTTCAGCATTTATAATTTTATGGTCAAAACTCATATTATGTGCAACACACAAATCGGCTTTCATAAATAATTCCATAAAATTCTCTAATATGTCTGTAATCTTTTTCCCTTTTAACTTACACATTTCATTTGTTATTTTATGAATATTTGTACTCTCCTCACTGATTTCAATTCCAGGAAGTAATTTAATAATATTATCAGACTCATTAATTAGCTGACAAGTATCTGTATCATAATAAATCCAGCTTATTTGAACAATATAAGGCCAATCTTGAATATTTGTAACAGAAGGTTGTTCCTTCTGATTCTTGGGTAGTCCAGTGGTCTCAGTATCAAAGATTAAAACTCTCATTTTATTGATTCTATTTTATTTTGTAGATTGATTTTAAATTACTTATTTATAATCAATTTTTTTTAAATTTCTAATTATAAAATATGGAAAATGCTTTGGCAGATAAATTATGGGAAAACTTTCCCTTTAGATCTCCTAGAAGAAGTTAGTCAAGATGGTAGAAATTTTAATAGAGGAGAAAAGTATATTTTATTTAACCCAAATACAAATCAAAAAACGAAGGCATATTTGTGGGTTATAATTCAGATAATAACGTTATTCTGTTTATAGATTTTAATTTGCAAGTACCACACTTTATTCCTATGGATAATACTTTCAGAATTTATAGATTAAGTGATATAACTAATATGATACATGATAATACTGGTTTATACCATGATGCACAAAATTATATAGCAAATTATTTAGCAGGTGGAAAAAAATCTAGAAAGCAAAAGAAATCTAGAAAACAAAAGAAATCTAGAAAGCAAAAGAAATCTAGAAAACAAATAAAGAAAATAAAATCTAGAAAATATAGAAAATAAATTTATAAAAAGAATATTATAAATATTCATTACTTGATTGTGAATGAAAACTTTATCTACATGCTATATTATGTATTGGGTTTTGAATAGTAATATGATTTTCTATATCATTATTTTCTAGTAATTCTAGTTTATTATTTATTTTATAAAAATAAGCATAATAAAGACGAATGATTAACATGGTGAAATCTAAACACATCAATGGTGCATAATTAAAAATCAATGGAGTATTATTCGTTACAATTGCATAAGATAAAGCAAAACAAGTACCACATAATAAAATAACTTTTTCTGGAACATTATATTGATTTGCATTTTTATTATGTATATTGGCGTATGCTTCTGGAATATAACATAAAAAATAAAGAATAGATGCAATATTCATCAAATAATTTGTATGAAATTCACTCATTTTCCAATTTATATCAAAATATTAATAATATGTTTATAATATGTTTATAAGTGTAAATAATTTTTAAACATAATTTTTACAAATTCCAAAACTACGACGATGCCAAATTGTTATACCATGTGTCTTGATTCCATCCAAATGTTTTGCTGCACCATAACCTTTATTACTATCTATGCTGTATTTATTTGCAAGTTCAGGATATTCTTTGCATAACTCATCAATATATTCATCACGTTCTACTTTAGCTAAAATAGAAGCAGCTGCAATTGCACTAAATTTATTATCACCACCTTCAATACATATATGGTTTAATTGTTCAATTATTTTCTTAGTTTTATTGAAAGATGTATAAGGTTTGAAATAATTTCCATCTATTAATCCCATAAATTTATTGTTATCTAATGCAGTATATTTTTTATTATATTTTTCAATTACTCCTTCAATGCTTTTATGCATTGATTGTTGTGTTGCTTGAAGAATATTGATGGTATCAATTGTTTTCTCATCTTCATAAGTAATATGCCATGAAATTGCATGTTCTTTAATGTATTGAGCAACCTCCATAATTTTCTTTTTAGAAGTAAATTTTTTAGAATCTTTCATTTTAAAATGATCAAATGAATCATCTTTAGGTAAAATAACAGCTGCAGTATAAACCCTACCAAAAAGCGGTCCTCGTCCAACTTCATCAACACCAATTTCAATAATAGTAGGGTCTTCCAAATAATATCTAGAGAGAATATTTGCCTTTGCTCTAGTTTTTTTATTTTTACTAGATTCTTCATGTGATATAGAATGGTCACAATCCTCAATAATCTCGCACGATTCATAATCACTAGCTACTTCTTTCAATTCTATTTTATTATACATAATAAAGTTATAATGTATTCTATAGTTTATTATTTTTAATTCAATTTTTATATTTTCACAATATAAATTATACAATGTTATTTACAATGAAAAATGGAGCATTATTTCTTTTAATTATTTTATTATTAGGACTTGTTCTTTGTTCTGTTTTAGGAGGTAATTGTAATAGAAAAGAAGGTTTTGGAGAGAAGATTAAAGAGAAGACTGGTGTCTCCACTAGTACTTCAGGAGAAAAAACAGAACATATAGGGAATGTTAAACCATCTGTTTATGAAAATTATGAAAATTATGATCATTATAATGGTTCATCTATTCCAACAACATATTATGGTCCAAATGGAGGAACTGCGACTGTAAGAAATGAGAATGGAAATTATTCTGTTCTTGTTACACATAGTAATGGTTCAACAACATTATATACTACTGCTGTAAATCAAACAACAACATCAACATCAACAAAGAATGTAAGTGAATCATTGAGAGATTCTGTGACTAAAAAAACTTTTTATGGTCCTAATAATGAAACTGCTTATGTTTATATGGGTCCCAATGGTGAATATGTTGTAAAAGTAGTTGACCAAAATGGTAACATCGGGTTATATTCATCATTAACAAATTCAGCATATACAAATAGTTCTACAAGTAGTTCTACAAGTAGCACAAATAGTGAAAGTATTATTACAAAAACAATATATTATGGAGAAAATGGAGGAACAGCAAAAGTTGTTAAAAATAGTTCTACTGGACAATATGTTATTGAAGTAACTGGACCAAATGGAGAAAAAGCAGTTTATTCATCTCTAACAAATACTATTTATACGAATGGAACAGCAAAATTTACAGATACAATTTATTATGGTGCTAATGGAGGACAAGCAGTAATTGTAACTAATGAAAATGGTGAATACATAATCAAAGTTACAGATTCTTATGGAAATGTAGTAGTTTATAGTTCAAAAACAAATACTGCATACACTAACACTGAATACACTACCACAACAAGTGAACCTTATTATTATAATGGAACAAATTATAATACTTATACAACTACAACTACAACTACAGACCCTTATTATAATGCTAGTGCGGGTGCTGTAACTGGTCCATATGGAAATACAGCGTATTATGCGACTGGTCCAAAAGGAAATACTGTTGCAGGAGTAACTACAAATGGCATTCCTGCTTCAGCTATCCCACCGGGTGATGAAGATTTATATATTTTAAAATCACAAATAGTGCCACCTGTTTGTCCAGCATGTCCATCTTCTTCAACTTGTCCAAGACAAGAACCTTGTCCAGCATGCCCAGCATGTGCTCGTTGTCCAGAGCCAGCATTTGAATGCAAAAAGGTTCCAAATTACAATAACATAAATGATAATTATTTACCAATGCCTGTATTAAATGATTTTAGTACATTTGGTATGTAAATATAGTATTTAAAAATAATATTTAAATTGAAATAATTTATATATTATTCACCGCGTTTTTTAATACATTTTTCATCCATTTGAAAAGTTTCTACTTTTTCATCTTGTGGAACAATTCTAATAATACATTTAGCCTTTTTTCCATAAAGAGGTTCTGTACATCCTTTTTCTTTTTTCTTTCCTTTTTTTATTGCTTGTAGTTCTTTTAATTTAAATAATTTTGGTTTTTCGTCAGTACAACGCGACCTAAAATGTTCATATCTTTCTCTCACATCACAATATTTTAAATTAGATTTTTTGTTCAACATTTTATTAATTAATTCATGTAACTCGTAAATATATTTAGAAAAGGATTCTCTATTTTCCATATCACTCATTTTAAGAGGCATTTGTTTAAAATTTCTGGATAAATTCATTCTGCAATATTTGCAAGGCAATACATATTGTAAATTAATAACAAAATCACGATAATTTTTTTTTTCATTTAATGTTGGTTCAACTGGATAATTAAAACTCATAGTGTGTAAATAATGCCACATACTTGGTCCCCAAACAGTAGTAAGCATTCCGTCTCCACTATTATATTCCTCATCTGTATAAACATTATTAAAATTACTATTTTTTGTTATATTTTTCTTTGTTCTATTTTTCTTTGTTTTATTTTGAGTCATATATTAAAGATATAAAAAAACAAATAAAAAAATAAAAACCATAATAAATATATGAATACAAATATTAATGAAGAAAATAATCTATATACATTTTCTAAATATGCCAATGATACTAAACAAGTATCTAATTCTATGACAATTGCATTAATTGTATTATTTATTTATTTAAGTAATCCATTTAACAAATATAGAACCTTATCAACTACACTTTTAGTTTCTGCATTTATTATTTTAGGATTTGCATTATGGAAAAATTTACATATTACTTATAAATTTAGCAAATCATCTAATATTTATTATTTTGATGGTTCATGGTCTAATATTAAAAATAATATGATATGTAGTTATGTTTTTTCAGTATTCATCATTATCTTGATTATCACTGTTATTAAGAATATCTTCTAATAAAAAAAATACTAGTTTTTTAGTATAAGAACTTTTATTTTTATGGATATTCTTGCAACATTTAGCAGAAATTATTTTTTGATAGTATATTTCATCATTTTTAGAGTCTTTTCTTAAAATTTCTATTAAAGTTCCATCTTGCTTTCTAAACAACATAATAAATATATATTTATATCTTTATTTCGTTTATTCAATTATTCTAATTTATTCTTAATACATATATATAATGATGACTTCAAATATGTATATGAAAGGTGGCTCTACAAATCAGTGGTCCAAAATATTAATTGCAATAGTTATTGCAGTTGTAGGAGGGGCTTTAATTTTTGGATTATATAAATGGGCTAAAAGTTCACAAGAAAATGCATCATCTAAATCAAATAATGGAACCAATGATACAACTGAAGGAATGTCTGGAAAAGAAGCAGAAATTATATTATTTTATGTTGATTGGTGTCCTCATTGCAAAACCGCCAAACCCGAATGGGAGCAAGTTAAGGCTGAATATGATGGAAAAACTGTAAATGGATATGTTATTACCTTTACTGAAGTAAATTGTACAAATGAAACAGCAGAAGTTGAAAAAATGATGAACACTTATAAGATTGAGGGATATCCAACTATTAAATTATTGAAAGATGGAACAATTATTGAATATGATGCAAAACCTACCAGAGCAACATTAACACAGTTTTTAAATACTGTACTTTAAAATCTTGAAACTTTATTCACTGATATAAATCTAAAAATTTTATAGCATAATCTATTCCTTGTTCATATAATTCCTCGCGTTTTGTTTGTTCATATAATATTGTTTTTAAATCTTCAAATTTTATTAAATTTAATGATTTAATAATTAATTCGTTTTTTATACTATTTTCTTCAGGTATATATTTTTCACCTAATGAAAAAGTCATATTTGTTATAATATTAACCATATATTCTAATATAGTTGAATCCTCTTTTAGAATATTATTATTTTTTTTATAAAAATTATAAATTCCAAAGATTGTATCTTTATCTTCTACATTTT